ATTTCGTCAAAATCTTCTGCGCCAAGCGTCAACTCCTGGCCGTTAATTAAGATGGTGGTCTGATTGCCAGACTCCATTGCCTCCTCAAGTTCAATCATCGCGTCGATGTACGCGTCGCTTAACTTGCCGACCAAAGCCGCTAACTTTTCTGCGCCTTGGTGATTTACTGAATAAAGTTGTCTCATTTCTAACTCCTGTTTGTGTTGCTGACGAGGTTATTTTAACCCAGAAAAAACACGTTTTATCTAAGTGTTTACCCCTATTTACGAAAACAATTTTCCGCGCTCACAATTGAGCATGACCACATTAGAAAACTACATTGAAGACCTTGAGGCACTACTAAGCCGCAAGCCCACTACAGACGAAGCGGCTATACACTGGCTACACGCTGTCATTGCTGATGCGACAACTGCGCGGTACAAGCTAATTTCAGAGCTTTATCCAGTCGGTTGCAGTGACTAATAAAAAACGCAAAAAAGCGTTATAATGAATGCACACGGCTAGGCTACGGGGTTGCTCCTGTTGCCGAAAAGCGTATCTGGTACACGCCTGCCGACTGTGTTTTTTAAGTACCAAAGACCGAACCAGAGGTAACACACATGGCTACACTAGCCCTAAACAAAGCCAAAATTATTGGCGAAACCCCACTACAAGACATTTCGAATAAATTTGTTGTCATGCGTCAAGCTAGGCAAAAACGTTCATTTCGTTTTGCCTACTATCACGACACTAAAGAAAAAGCCTTGCAAGAGGCGGGGAGGCTTGCTAAAAACAATAAAGGCGAACGTTTTTTAGTCTTGAGCATTTTGGCTTATGCGGAGGGCGGTTTAATATGAAGCATTACCCGCATCACATAGGCGATTTTAACGGCGCTACTCGCCACCTGACCCGTATTGAGCGAAGCGTATACAGAGACTTGTTAGACCTGTATTACGACACCGAACAGCCTCTAAACACAGATGTTGCACTTTTATGCAGGCGTATATTAGCAAATTCCAACGAAGAATCAACAGCCGTTAAACAGGTGTTAAAAGAGTTTTTCACATCTGCAAAATTAGGCTGGTATCACGACAGGTGCGAGGCTGTTATTTACAGCTATCATCAAAACACAAGTCAGAAAGCACTAGCTGGAAAAGCCTCAGCAGAGGCAAAACGCCTTAGAAAACAACAAGCTATGGCAGGAACAAACGGACAACAGCCGTTGAAATCCGTTGCAACGAAACCCCAACGAAATCTAACTAACCATAAACCTAAACCAGAACCAAAACCATTAACCAAAGATAAGAGCGCAACACGCGGTTCGCGGTTGCCAGCAAACTGGAAGCCTGATTCTGAACTTGCTGAGTGGTCAAAGACAGAGCGGCCAGACCTTGATTTACGCAAAGTTTTTGCAGAGTTCACGGACTACTGGAATTCGGTAGCTGGCGGCAAGGGTGTCAAGCTAGACTGGAACGCGACTTGGCGAAACTGGGTTAGAAGTCAGAAAGTTGAAAAGCAATCTTTTGCACAGCAATCTGCTGACGTTGTGAGGAATACTGTTGCAATTTCACCTTCATACGATTCAGCTTTGAGGCAGATAGAGCTTGACCGCAAAACGGCTGTGCCTATGCCCGCAGAAATAAGGGCAAAAATCAACGCAGTATTGAGGAAAGCATGAACTATTACACAGCAAGAAAAATACTTGATTTGGTGCGTGAAGGTAGGGATTACCCTGTATTCATAATCAACCAAGCGTTGTACATTATTAGTGAGCTTACAGAGGAAGAATATGAAAAAACAAAGCAAATACAAACCTAAACCTGTCTTAGTCAACCCGTTGGCTTTTGTGATTGAAAGCATCACACCGGTTGCAAAGCACGAAGGCTCTCTGCTGACCCTGAAGTTGAAGAACCACAATGCCCTGGCAATGCTTGTCAAAGGTGAGGCAAGAAGAAAAGAGCTGGATGTACTGATAAGCGCTTTAAACACGTGCGAGGCGCTTGTTTTGATGGGGTTTGGTACTGAGTATGCTTTTGTTGCAAAAAATGGCTTAGACGCGCTTCTAGAGGTCTGCAAACGCGGTATGAGGACAGACCACTACATCTTAAAGGGTGCTGAGATGCAAACCCTGGATGAAGCAATGCAATTGCATGACGAGCAATTAGAAATCGTGACGGTGGGTGAGTTAGACAGGTCGCAACGTATTGTCCGCGATGTGCTGAGGTCGAAGAAGGCAAAAGTTATAAACGATAAGGAGAAATCAAAATGAGCAGCGACCCTGTTTCCGTCAAAGATATACACGAAGGTGCACCGCCGGAAACACACAGGCCTTGGGTTGGGCTGACGCAAATAGATGTTGATTCTTGGGATTTACCAGACCGCCCAACTGTTTTTGAGTTTGCACAGTTTATTGAAGCAAAATTAAAGGAGAAAAACAATGGCTAAGTTAATTGACTTCCCCATCGGCCTAGATGCAGGCGAGACGCGCCTTGAACTTGACCCAGACGCGGTATTGACTAAAGCAGTAGGAATGCTAAAAGAGGTGGTTATTGTTGGTTATGAAGCTGACGGCTCATTGTATTTTGCGTCTACTGGAACACATGGGCCGGATGTGCTGTGGCTACTGAAACAAGCCGAGCAACGTTTGCTGGCTATTGAACGGGAGATGAGGACATGAGCGGTGACCACAACACCAACCAAGACTTCGACAAACAGCTAGATAAAGCAGCAGAACACCTTGGGTCTGGCGCATTGAAGATGATAAAAGCAATTCTTATAAAGCACGATGCGGCAATTATTGAAGCCAGCCAAGAAGCAATTGAAGCGGCAGTGTTGGCAGAGCGTGAGGAAATAGCATTGGAGTTTGAGAAGCGACATGAAGGTGTTAAGCACTTAAACAACTACTGGTTACATGCCGCAAAATATGTCATGGCAAGAGGCAGTGCTTAAGCTGCTACTGGCTCTGTTGATATTGCCTTCATCAGCATTGGCTGTGCCTTACTCCAAGCAAGCTAAATGTTTGGCTGACAACCTGCACTATGAAGCAAGGGGTGAAAGTCTGGCTGGCATCAGGGCAGTGGCCTCGGTGGTCTTAAACAGGGTCGCAAGTAAGCGCTGGCCTAACTCAATTTGCAAAGTGGTTTATCAAAGCAAGCAGTTTAGTTGGGCAAACGATTACAGAGCGCGGAACCCCAGGCTGGTGGCGTACACAGAAAAGGTGCAACGGGTCGTTGCCAGGGCAATGTCGGGGCGGCTAAGGGACAACACGCGAAGGTCAACGCACTACCATACCCTGGCCGTTTATCCAAAGTGGGCGAGCAGGCTTGAAATGACAGAGGTAATTGGTTTCCACGTTTTTTATAAATACCCAAGGAGAAAGACATGAGCGCAGAAAAGGAAATTAGACGCACAAACGCATGGTTACAACGGCGAGTAATGGCAAGCAAAATACCAATTGATGTAGAGCCATACATTAATTATCAACATCAAAGCCCACAGCGCTGGCGCAATGTTTTAGTAAAATTATCGGTTGTTGCTGTAATTCTGTTTGCAGTAGGGCTTGTCACTTGCGGATTAATTACACTCAATTTATGGCTTGCTATATGAAAAAAGAACCAATACCAAATGCTTTTACAATGTTTATTGGGAAAAGTATTATTAGCGATGACACCAGTTTTAGACGTTCTAGAGCTGGAACTGTCGGTGGTAAAGCTAGGTCAAAGAATTTAAATGGCGATGGAATACAAAATGTTCATCAACTAAAAGTGAATTCAAAACTTACGGAAAAGCAAAAGCGTTGTCTTTAATACCCTGGGGCACAAAGAAAGAGCAAGCCGAGCGTCGAGTGCAACAAAGCATTGAGTCTAAAAGGTCTCAACAGGCCGCTGATGAGGGTTTGGCTCGCGAGTTGGTGTACAGCTACAAGTGGCAGGCTGAAAAAGCGCCACAGTGGTTTAGGGGTGTGATGGATAAATTGGCTAAAAAATACGGACAAAAGTACGCGGATGATATAAGGGCGCTAATGACATTGGAGAAAAACAGAAAATGAAAATAACGCTACACAATACGCAACAGGCACACACTGCTGTAACGGACATCTATCAAAAGATGAAGCCTCATCTGATAAAGGGTAAGAAATTTACTTTGGAAGTCACAAGCGAGACTCGCAGCCAGCCACAAAATGAGATGTACCACGCAATTATTGGCCAGATTGCAAAGCAGGCTGAGCACGCAGGGGCTAAGTGGGATGGTGAAAGCTGGAAACGGTTTTTGATTGACCAATGGGCAAGCGAGACTGGCAGGTCAGCAGGGAAGGTGGCGCCCAGCTTAGATGGCCAAAGGGTGGTTCAATTGGGCTTGCAGTCGCGCAAATTCAATAAGGCAGACGCAAGCGAGTTCACAGAGTGGCTCATTTGCTGGGCAACAGACAAAGGTTTCGAGGTGGGTGAATGAAAACAAAGAAGTGCAAGGTATGCAAAGATACGTTTCAAACAGCCAGACCGCTACAGACATGTTGCAGCCCATCGTGTGCTATGCAACTGGTCAAGGCGGTTAAAGTCAAGAAAGACAAGCAAGAAACAAAATTAAAGCTGGATGCACTGCAAACCAAACCGCAACTGGTCAAGAAGGCGCAGGCGGCGTTTAATTCGTACATTCGAGCCAGAGATACAGGCAAGCCATGCGTATCGTGTGACAAGCCCCTAGGAGACACGCCAAACACCTATGACGCGGGTCACTACCGGTCGGTCGGCTCGGCGCCACATACGAGGTTTGTTGAGGACAATGTGCACGGTCAATGCAAGCACTGCAATAACTGGCTTGGCGGCAACATTGTTGAGTATCGCAAGCGACTTCTACAGCGCATTGGTGAGCATCAACTTAACTTACTCGAATCTGACAGTACGCTAAGAAAGTACACCAAAGAGGGTTTGATTGAGATTGCCAGGCACTACAACGCAGAGGCTAGACGGCTGAACAAAGAGAGGTTACAATGAAGGCTCTTTCTCCTAGTCGTTTGTAGCGACTTTAGGCCACTATCGCAGTGGTCTTTTTTTTGGTAAAATAATATTACTTTGTTTTAACAATGGGATAAACAATCATGACGACAGATTCTAAAGTCGGGCGACCACGAATTGAAATAAGCGACGAAGATTTTGCAAAAATTGTTTCATTGGCAGAAATTAACGCAACACAAGATGAAATTTGTGCCATATGGCGCATATCTGAAGACACATTGGATAGGCGTTTAAAAGAGCGCGGATACCTAAATTTTGCGGACTTCTACAGAGAGCATGGCGCGAAAGGCAAAATAAGCCTACGCAGATTGCAATTTAAAGCGGCTGAAGAAGGTAACGTTCCCATGCTTATATGGCTGGGAAAGAACTTGCTAGGGCAATCTGATAAACAGACTGTTACAAGCACGCACCAGGTTACGTCATTTGAAGTAGTGGCTAGTGAAACTTAGGGCTAGGGCTACAAAGCCGCAAGCGCAGTTAGTCAACAGTACAAGCCGGTTCCCAGCAATGGTGGCTGGCTTTGGGGCTGGTAAGACACACGCCCTAGTACTTAGAACGCTGAACAAGATATTTTCACAAGGCGGGGCAGACGTTGCCTACTATTTACCAAACTACCCGCTAGTTCGAACAATCGCTTACCCACGATTTCAAGCCGCGCTAGATGATATTGGCATACCCTACGAGCTAAACCGAAGCGAACACGTTATAAGGGTAAACAATCGTCAAATCATCTTTCGCACAATGGAAAACCCAGACACCATTGTTGGCTACGAAGTTGGCGATTCAATGGTTGACGAGCTAGACACATTGCCAGCTAACAAGGCTAATGATGTTTGGAATAAGATTATTGCCAGAAATAGACAAAAAAAGGCTAATGGGCACACAAACACGGTTGCTGTGGGCACAACCCCAGAGGGTTTCAGGTTTGTTTATGAGCGTTGGTATAAAAACCCATCAGAAAGTTATGAGCTAATTAAGGCTCCAACTTATAGCAACCCTCACTTGCCAGCCGGTTACATTGAATCGCTTAGAGAGACTTACCCAGCACAATTGTTAAACGCCTACATTGAAGGCGAGTTTGTCAACTTGACGGCTGGTACGGTTTACATGAACTACGACCGGCTTTTGAACGCAAAGGGTTTAGTGCCAAGTACAAACGAGACATTGCACGTCGGGATGGACTTTAACGTTAACAACATGGCGGCTGCAATCCATGTAATGAGAGATGGCAACGCTTACGCAGTCGATGAGATAAGCGGAGGCCAGGACACGCCCAACGTTATACGAACCTTGCGCAACAGGTATCCTGACAACCCAATAATTGTCTACCCAGACGCAAGCGGCGGGGCAACAAGCACTACTAACGCGGCATCAAGCGACTTGGTTTTGTTAAGAAACGCGGGGTTCACTATCAACGCACCAAGGGCGAACGGTCGGGTAAAAGACAGGGTCGCAGCGGTCAATATGGCTCTTTGCAACAATGAAGGCCATCGCTTATACTACATAAACATTGATAAATGCCCCAACATTGCTCTTGGGTTGGAACAACAGGCCTATGACAAAAACGG